AATTATTCGTAAGAATTTTGTGATTGACAATCAAACGGTTGCTGACCTGTTGTTCACTGCGGAAGATAAGAGTGTAGTATGTGAGAATGGTCCTGAGCGTGAAGGACTTGTATTCAAGTGCAATGATGGTTCTGTATCGTTTAAGGCTATATCTAATAAATTTCTCATGAAGAATGGAGATTAACTTAATGGACATGAATAAACTAATGGAATTATATAAGGATCCTCGGCATGGTATCCTCAGTGAGGTACTCCGAGTATTGGATAGTCAACGAATATGGGCGGGTATGGAATATACATACCATCCACTTTCTCCCAGGGTATATCGTCCTTTAAGGGACAAGGTATCAATAGAACTGGATAAGATTGCAAAAGAATATGGATTGTAGAATGAATAATGACAGCAAAAAATAATCCCTGGGCAATAACAATGATCTTCAAGATTCAAAATACTAATCCACATTATGCCCCAATGGATACTATTAAAGTTACAGATTACAGTTATCCACAAGTAGAAGATGCATTGGACAAGATGAAGGAATATCGTGATGCTGCTCAAGTGATTGCACATATTTCACGCAAGAGTTAAAGTATGAGATACTGGACTTTTGTTACTCCTGATGATAAAGGAGAACCAATACATGAAACTTTCAGTGATGATGAAATCATCACTACATACTATCCATACTGGTCTGAAAAGATGATTCAGAAATATGGAAGAGAAGAGTTTGCAAGGAATTGGTCTAAAATTGAATGTATTGAAGATTGGGTTACAGTTAACTGGGCCTGGGAATCAAAATGATTGAAATGCGCTGGGTTGATGGAACTGAAAAAGTTTTACAATATCGTCAAAAAATAGCCAAGACTGATTATTCTGATTTTAAAACTTTGCCTCATCCACGAATTGTAAAAGAATGGTCAGATTGGATTGATATTCCAACTATTAAATTAGGAGATAAAAATGATGTTAGTTAAGCGTGTTCTTATTGGATTAGTTATATTACTGGTAATACTTTTGCTAGTATTACCGAATGATTATGCAGGTGAGAGAAATGAAAATAGAAAACTACAATCACAATGTGAAGCGGACAATGGAACATTTGCCCGTAGCATTGATCCTGTACATAGTTTGTGCTATCTTACACCAAAAAAGTAGTTGTTTTATAGCAACACCGATCTTGCTTTCTTTTTGGTCCTATGTTATAATAGTGTTATACACACAAAAGATTAATGATGACTCAAAATCAACAACTCTTTATCAACAGCATCTGCACTGCTATAGTGGCAGGTGATTTTGCCATGTTCACTAACCCGGCCAATTGTGGCGCTAACTTTAAGTGGGACGAGTTTGCTGACATGATGGCTAATAGGTGTCGCACTGATATCTTTATGTATGTCAAGTTGACCAAGAAGAACACTGCGGAAGTGCAGGCCCATGCTGAACTAGTTGGCCGAGGACGGGCTACAGAATTGATGTGGAGAGCGAGGACGGTATGAACAACCACATTAAACAACTTGCTATACAGGCTGAATTAAATGTAACTTTACTATTCAATAAAGATAAACTAGAAAGGTTTGCAGAGTTAATTATTAGTGAGTGTGTTAATCAACTAACAAAACCAGAATATGCTATGAATCACCCCGAAGACCTTAGCTCCTACAATCGAGGGTGGGTGAATGGTCGGCTGTTAGGCATAGAACATATTGAACAACATTTCAGAGGTAAAGAATGAACGAGAAGATTAAACTACTAGCTGAACAAGCTGGTTTAGGTCAGGAACGATGGAACACGACCGAACAGTTTAATTCTTTTCTAGAAAAGTTTGCCGAAAGAATTATTCAGGAATGTCTCAAAGAAATTGAAACTGCCGCTTATCACGATTCGTGTGAGAACTGGGAGTATGGGTATAACGCTGGCTTAAACAAAGCAAAAGAGTTGATTGTTAAACACTTTGAGGTGGAAGAATGAGTGCGTGGAGTCATCTGCCTAACGCGGCACATATTGATCGTGTAATTGAATCCTCAAACTCATATCCTGAAGTTTGGAATGTGGCTTATGATTCGGCTTGGGATGCGGCTTGGGATGCGGCTTGGGATGCGGCTTATACTGCGGCTCGGGGTGGGGCTTATACTGCGGCTCGGGGTGCGGCTCGGGATGCGGCTCGGGGTGGGGCTTGGGATGCGGCTTGGAATGCGGCTTGGAATGCGGTTTTGGCATTTATTGCATACGATGATGCTGCCAACTACCTGGCTATGCCTAGTGATCAATTGAAGGCCTGGGCTATACTGAGTGAAAACCCAGCGGCGATCTTATTGTTGCCTGTAGTAATCGCATATGAACGAATTAGTGAATGGGAGTTGGCATGAACGAACGAATTCGCAAGATAGCTATAGAGGCCGATGCCTGGTGTGACAAATACTATTTCGGCGATAAATTCTATGATATTGAGTGGGAAAAAAAGTTTGCCGAACTTATTGTTCGGGAATGTGCTCATTTAGTTGACACTCTTAACGAAGCATACGGAGCACCTAGCACTGCTGGGAAATTTATCAAACAACAGTTCGGAGTTAAGGAATGAACGACAATAAAGAGTTGATTGACCGAGGAACATACTACGAAATCAAAGATTACGAACCCGTGGTAGATCGTGATGAGAATGGTAATGTTGTCAGTGTAATTCACTGTCCGTATATTCCAAAGTCTCTTGTCGATGAACAAATTAAGGAAACAGAATGAACGCACGAATAACAGCAATTATGCAAAAATGTTTTGACATCACGATTGATCAGCGCGGCCGCGAAGAATGCACCGCGGACTACACCAACATCCAGATGTTTGTTCAACTGATCGGGTTGGAGTGTATCAAGGAAATTGAAACTGCCGCTTATCATGATTCGTGTGAGGACTGGGAGTATGGTTATAACTCTGGGCTGCGCAAAGCAAAAGAGTTGATTGTTAGCACCTTCAAGGTGGAAGAATGAACGAACGAATTGAACAACTTGCCGATGAGGCCGGTGCCGATATTTGGGGAGACCAAGTAATGGCTAGTCGGCATTTTGATATAGAAAAGTTCGCCGAACTTATTATTCGGGAATGTGTTGGAGTTGTAGAAGGTGGAAGGTTCCTACACGATCAGGCACCAACTGCTATCTTTGCTAAAGAATGTAGTGGTGCGATTAAACGACATTTTGGAGTTACGGAATGAACGAAAAATATATGGATTTACAACAAAAAGTGGTTTATGCAGTGCTAGAAATGCAGAAAGGCTCACCACTAACAGATTTCCTGACAGATAGCGAAATTGAAGAAGCACTAAGTATGTTCGCAGATGTGTTAATTTCTTTAGGTATTCAACTCAAAGGCGAAGAATGAACGACAGAATTCGTGAACTATACCTACAAGCCCATAGCATACGTCATTATGACGGTGATCCTATGCGTGAGGGTAATCCTCCTACTGTTTATTGGCAAGGTGAAAAGAGTGCTGAAAAGTTCGCCGAACTGATTGTGCGGGAATGTTTGAATCAATGCTATAATCGTGGTATGAACGATGAATTGTACGAAGGGCAACTAAAAGCCGCAGCATATATTGAACAACATTTCGGAGTCAAATAATGATTCGTGCTGCAGGTGACTACATCACCAACACCATAGCAACCCTGTTTATACTATGTGTTGTATTTGTACCACTGGGTATATGGAAACTTGCAGAAATATCTATTTGGTGTTATAATCATATCAGTATAGGAATCAAGTGATGAACGAAAGAATTAGGCAACTTGCAGAAGAGTGTGGATTGTTATATAAGCTATCGGGTCCGTCAGTGGAAACACGCTATACGAAAAAGAAGGAAGAGACGCTTGCAGCCTTCGCCGATTTGATTGTTCGGGAATGCTTGTTGAAGATTGAAAATGAAAGGTATGAATTACCTGATTTTATTATTGATAACGTTAAACAACATTTCGGAGTTACGGAATGATTTCAGACGAACTAAGAAAATATGTTAATATGGTTCTTAAGGAAGAACAAGATGATGTACTCCACGAAATGGCAAATCTAGGAAGTCATAATCATGGAATTTCTGATATTGTCATCTGGGTAGGTAAAGCGAATAAACAACACGGACTGCGAATCAAAGTATCTAATCTAAAAAATAGATGGAGCAATGATGACAATTTTGTAATTCAGTTACCAAATTTAGACTATGATCCATCTCAAGTTGCTCGTTGGATTACTTCAGATATTATGAAAAAAATTATGACTTGGATTAGGCTGAACCAACAAGTGTTGTACGATTTTGAAACTGATAAAATCATGTATACCGATCAATTTATTAATAAAATTTCAAAGGTGTAATATGAACGAAAGAATTGAACAGTGTTTATACCTGTCAGGGCTAACTGCACAGGGGTGCTGGGACGAATTGGATGATTATGCTAAACAGGGTATATACAAGTTCGCCAAACTTATTGTTCGGGAATGTTTAGCACAATGTTTAGCACAGGTTGATAAAGTAGATGAGATGCTTGAGGATGACAGCGAGAAAGCAGGCGTGGCCTGGGTAGGATATGCAATTGAAGAACATTTCGGAGTTGAAGAATGATTACAGTTTTTGAAGCAACATACAATGGAGTTGAATTATGATTGATACTGAACAAATTTATTCGCAGTGTGTGTACGATGTTGACAACAGGTACGTTATCCTGCGTTTGAAAAATTGTGGAGTTAGTCAAAGTGGTTCGTTCTGGCTCACAATGACCGACACATCCGACGATTCTAAATTGGATCAAGAAATCTCAATTTTCTTGACTCCGGGTGATTTGAGGGAGGTCATCGCCAGTTTGATAGAGGCGTCGGAGAAAAATGAACCAAAGACTTAAACTACTTGCCGAACAGGCTGATTTTGCTTTATATGAAGACGGAAACTTTCGTTCTGACCCTGGACATTGGATCAACGAGGAACTGGAGAAGTTCGCTAAACTTATTATTCAGGAATGTTGTGACCAAGTTAGAGAAATTGATGCGATGGAAATCAGAAAACATTTTGGTATCACAACCAAACATCACGCTGCAGCAGAATGGCCGAGAGAACTATAATGAAAATAACTAAAAACGAGGTAGAAAGAATATTAGAGGTTATGGCACAGTTTCCAGAAGTTGATAAATTTGATTTGGATCAATATAATGATTCTGGAATTGGGTCACTAACTACTTTGATTGTTCATACCACCATTAATAGTATTAAAGGTAAATTCACGATTGAAATTTCTAATTTAGAGGATTGGTAATGAAATATATTTTGATATTTTCGCTAGTATTACTAACAGGATGTGGGCCATATGCAAAAGAAACACGCTGGCCCGTTATGCCTGAAGGATTACAAGATTGTAAAATCTATAATCTATCAGATGGTAATGGTCATGCGATTACAGTTGCTCGTTGTCCACTATCAGCGACAACGGTGAAGAATTCAACTAAGACTCCCTCCACATCTATCACCATTGATAGTACGGAACCGGCAAAATGACAGTGGGGTATTGATCAATGACCGTCATTAAAACTAGTATTGCAGAAGTAATGAATGATGATCCTAATAGTCCATTTTGGAAAAGGATTTCTTCTACTCCAGAATTCAAAAAGTTTGAAAAAGAACTTGACAACATCATGTCTATCAGTGTAAAATACGGTAAACCATATAACAACCTTACACCTGAGGAATTAAAGAATGATTGATCCAAAAATTAAATTAGCATTAGCTAACGAAGACCTTAGACAGCACAATACAATTGAACTTATTGCTAGTGAGAACTATACCAGTCAGGCAGTAATGGACCTGTGTGGTAGCATCTTAACTAACAAGTACGCAGAAGGCCTGCCAGGTAATCGTTACTATAACGGATGTGTTAATGTTGATGTAATTGAAACATTGGCAATTGAATACGCTACCAAACTGTTTGGATGTGCATTTTCTAATGTACAACCACACTCTGGTGCAAATGCCAACCTAGCAGTATTCAAGGCTTTTCTAAAGCCAAATGATATTGTTGTAGGTATGGATTTGGCTTCCGGTGGACACTTGAGTCACGGTGCTAAAGTCAATGTCAGCGGCAATTGGTTCACCTCACATACATACGGTGTTAACAAACACGGTTTTATTGACTATGATGAAGTAGCACAAGTGGTAGTAGAAAAGCAACCTAAATTATTAGTTGCTGGAGCAAGTGCATACAGTCAAGCAATTGATTGGGCTAAATTTAAAGAAATTGCTGACAGTGTAGATGCATTGCTATTTGCAGATATTAGTCACTATAGTGGATTGATTGTTGCTGATGAATATCCAAATCCATTCCCCTATGCTGATGTTGTTTCCACCACTACACACAAAGGACTACGTGGGCCAAGAGGTGGAATGATTCTATGGAATAATCCAGAATATAGTAGGCGTATCAATAGTGCAGTGTTTCCTGGCACCCAGGGAGGACCACTTATGCATATCATTGCTGGTAAGGCACAATGCTTATATGAAGCCCTCCAACCAGAATTTAAACTGTATGCTCGTCAGGTTCGTATCAATGCAAATATCATGGCACAAACTTTTATTGATGCAGGGGTCAGTATTGTAAGTGGTGGTACTGAATGCCATATGTTTACTGTTGACCTACGCAATCAAACTATGAGCGGACGAGAGTATGCAGACTTGTTGGAGAGACATGGTATTACTGTCAATAAGAACGGTGTACCTGGTGAACAACGAAGTTTTGCTGAAACATCAGGAGTACGAATTGGGGTAGCAGCAGAAACTACTAGGGGTCACAATGAGCAATGGTTCAAAGATTTGGCTATCCGTATGGTACAATTACTGAGGAATTAAAAAATGAATCAAATAATGAAAGTAACTTCTGCAAACGGGGTAGAAGGTATGCTAATTTGGGTTCACTTTCTTGACAGGCTAATGTTTAGAGTGTATGATTTAGATCATACATTTAAAGACTATGACATTGATCATAGTGACTTGAGTGTAGTTATCAAAGATGAAGACGCTTACTTTTATGAACAAGATGACGGAGTAATGACATTGGATCACTCACCTGAAACATTGGGAAAAACTTATGACTAATGAACTGAAAACAACTTATCCTGCAGGTGAATATACCATTCGTATTTGGGGCCGTACTAGGGAAATTGGAGTACATAAGATTATTAAAGCTCAATATGACTATTGGAGTCATGAAGATCATGAAGATGATCTTTCCGATGCACTAAACGAAAATTACGACTACGAAGAAAATAATACTCCAAAAAAGGCTCAATTTGATGCACCATATTATGAATATCAAGGTGTGCATTCATTTTGGGGATTTGATGCTGATGATACTTCCATGACTATCACCAATAGTGATGGTGATGAAATTTATAATGGCACACTTGAATCTTTCATTGCAGAAGCACACGGCGACGATGATAGTCTATATGATGCTACTGAAGAATTGGAAGAACTGTATCCTGAATATTTTGGCAAGGGTTACTTTTTATTCTGGACTCAAGGTGGTAAAGGAAGTTGTATTCAAACTACCATTGATACAGAAGATGAAGAATTTGATCCTCGTAAGTTTAAGTATACATATTGGGATGTTCAAGGTACAGAAGTTGCAAATCGTCTTATCTATGACGGAGAAGAACTTGAGGATGAAGGAATGGATAATGATAATTGGCGAGGACAATGGGCCTCATTCAGTGTTCACCACAACAAGAAATAAATGCACGAACGAATTAAACAATTTGCAAGAGAAGCCCACCTTGATGTATACGGACTGGGCAAAGATCGTACCCAATGGGAAGATACATTGGACAAGTTTGCCATCTTCATTGTGCAAGATTGTATTGCACAAGTTCAGAGTCTCAGAGGTTACAGTGGGTATAATGATGAACATATCGTTTCCACTCCTGATTGGGGATTTACCTTGAAGGCTGTACAGGAATTACTTAACAACATGTATAAGGAATCATAATGAAAAATGTATTTGAACTAGATGACGATGAACTTGAAGATTGCTTTGACGGTTCAAGTGATGTTGATATGGTTCGTGAAATCCTACAAAAATCAAATGTTGTGGATGCAGAATCTAGACTAATTGATTGTGAGAACTTTGCACACTGGTTTGCTCAGGGTGTTGAAGGCTTCATTGATGAAGATGAAGATACTGCAGAATGGCAAGAAGCATGGGATAATAATTATGAATGGGGCATGTCAATTGCCGACAACATTAATGATTATTTAGAAGAAGAGGATGAAGAATAAATGTCATCAAAACCACTCCGAACATTCCGCGATTGCCCATTCTGTGGACACGACCTCAACGGCCAAGACATTATGGATACCGTGTATCCTGCAAATAAACAATATACACATTGGAATGTTGTCTGCACAGGATCCGCAGGTGGATGTGGTGCTACAGTGTACGGTGAAACTGAAGAAGAAGCTATGGACAATTGGAATCGTAGATACAAATAGTATGATATAGGTTAAATCGGGAGTAGTGCTAAATACTAGTACTATGAAAAAACTACTTATTCTACTATTCCTTCTATTTTCATCAATTACACATGCTCAACTAGCAACATCAACTGTACCATTACCAGCCGATGTAGCAGCAATCAAAAAGAAAAATGTCTTAGTTGTCGCAATGACTAAGAAAGATAACCCACCATTCTTTAGTGGTGAGGGTGACGATATCAAAGGGCTTGATGTAGAAATTGCTCGCCGAATTGGTGTTATGTTAGGTGTGCCAGTACAATTTCGCAGAGATGCAGAAAGTTTTGCTGAAGTTGTAGAACAAGTTAGAACTAATGGTGCGGATATTGCTGTTAGCAAGCTATCAATCACTGGCCCTAGATTACTCGCTGTTAGATTTAGTGTGCCATACATTAAACTCAAACAAGCAATGATTATTAACCGTCTATGGTTAAGTAAAAATACTAAAGGAAGAGAAACCTACGAAGTTATTAGAAACTTTGATGGTAAGATTTCCTTTATCCGTAATAGTAGTTACGATACCTTTGCTCGTATTAACTTCCCAAATGCTAAATTTCTACCAGAAGATAATTGGAGTACTATTATTGACAATGTAATGAGTGGAAAAATTGCTGCTGGATATAGAGACGAATTTGAGATTAAGAAAATTAGTTTTGAGAAGCCTGATGCTGCCATTAGTACCAAAACAGTTACTATATCAGATTCAGTAGATAATATTGCAGTAGCAGTAAATTATAATTCAACTCATCTATTAAGCATTATAGATTTTGTCATCGGAAATGAATTCCACAATGTTGACACTAAACGGTTAATGGATAGATACAAAGCTGAAAGTGCAGTTAAGAAGTAATCAAGAGGATACAAAATGTCAATACATTTAAAAAGTTTTCTAGTTAGTCCGTGGACAATATTAAGTTCAATTATATTAGGAGTGTTAGCCGGAGTATATCTACCACAAGAAAGTATGGGATTTGAAAGTATAGGCGGAATTTATATTAGCTTACTTAAAGTTGTTGTACTTCCATTCTTACTGGCAACCATACTAGTAGGTGTAATAAGTTTATTACAAAAAGAAGGTAGTGCTACTATGATAAAGCGTATTATTATAGGCTTTATTGGTAGTATGGTTATTGCAGGTGCTATTGGAGTAGGTTCAGTAGCTATAACTGGTTCTGAAATGACCCAAGAGAAGAAAGTACAACTTGGTGCATTAGTTAATAATAAAGATCAAGGCAGTGATTTGAATATCACATTAAAAGAACCAATGCCGATTACTCCTACAGTTAGTCCGATGGAAGTAGCAGAGAAATTCATTCCGGAAAACATATTCAAGAGTTTGGACATGGGAGAAAGTCTGAAAGTAGTAATCTTTTGTTTGATATTTGGCATTGCATTAGGTAATATCAAAACAGCAGGACAACAGATACTGGTTGATGTGCTAAAAAGCATACAACAAGCTAGTATTAGTATATTCAAGTTCTTAAACTATTTCTTACCATTTGCCTTATTAGCAATGATTAGTAGTCAAGTAGGTAAAGTAGGAGTTGGAATTTTTGGAACTCTATTAGAATTTATTTGTCAACAAGCCCTTGGCGGAATAGTTGTTATTGTATTAGCAACTATTGTAATTTGGATGAGAGCTAAAACAAGTATTATGGATGTGATTAGTGCAACAAAAGAAACATTAATCGTAGCAATAAGTTCACGCAGTTCATTAGCCTGTATACCATATGCACAAGAAGCATTAAACAAATTAAAGTTTGACCGGGCAGGTGTTGAATTAACTGTTCCGTTAAGTTTCACAGTTAATAGAATTGGTAGTATTGTATATTATGCTATCGCAACTGCATTTATTGCTAACATATATGGTATGCCATTAGGTATATCTGGGTTACTAGTTATACTATTTGGTAGTGTATTAGCAGGATTAGCTAGTGCTGGTACTACTGGTATTCTAACAGTTGCTACAGTTGCAATTGTATGCGATTTACTAAAATTGCCGAGCGAGGCTGTATTAGTATTGTTAATAGCAGTTGATCCATTAATGGATATGATAAGAACTGCTAGTCATGTTCATGGGAATGTAGCAGTTACTGCATTTGTATGTGATTTAGAAGCCGAGCATGGACAAGATCAAAGACTTCCTGCTTAGTTTGTTAACCTGGATTGGTGAAAGCCCATTCAGGTTATTCACAGTAGTATTACTGTGTGTTTTAGGACTGGCTGGATGGATTGTATATTCAGAAAAAGATGCATTTATGTCGTCCTATCGTGCTCAGCAAGCATTACCCAAGATGAATGGGAAATATGAAGAGACAACAAACTTCATAATGAAGAACACTACGGCTGAAATGGTAGCTATGTTTGAAGTAAACACCTTATTAAATACTAGAAAACTAGTATATTTGGTTACTAGAGGTGGAAATCATAATAAAGATTATAATGGATATGATGTTGGATTGTTTACCAAGAATTATGATAACAATACTGATGTAATTGGATTAATGTCAGGTAAAGTTCCATGTAGTCCTTATTTAAAACCACAAAGTTATATTGGGTTTGTATATAGAGAAGCTGGTGTTGTATATATGTGTCGCATTAGTGTTCCGGCAGAACCTGGTGTATTTATTGGTCAAATATCCGTAGGTTGGAAAGAACAATTAGATGAAGTAGAAGTTGCTCAAACAGTGTTGACAATTGCATCTAGTATGTTGTATGTCAAGAAATAACGGCAACTAATCTGATCCCATTAAGTTGACTTCATCCTAAAAGTCGTCTATAATACACGACATATATGAGGAATCAATAAATGAAGGTAGCAGTAATCGGTGCGGGTATTGCAGGAATAACTGCAGCTTACTACTTGGCACGACAAGGTAATGATGTTACCGTATATGAACAAGAACGATATCCTGCAATGCAAACTAGTTTTGCCAATGGCGGACAAGTATCTGTTTCCAATAGTGAAGTATGGACTACTTGGAGCAATGTATTTAAAGGTGCTAAATGGGTATTCCAAAAAGATGCACCTCTTCTAATTCGCCCCAGGCTAGACTGGCAAATGTTCAAATGGCTATCTAAATTCTTATTCCATACTGTCCGTGGTGATTATACAAAAAATACTAAAACAACTATCCAAATGGGATTAGCTTCTAGAGAACTATATAACGAAATCATAAATGAAGAAAATTTAGAATCATTTGATCAAAGTTATAATGGTATCCTTCATTTTTATAAAGATGGTACATATTGGGATGCGGCAGTTAAAGCAAAAACTATATATGATGAGTCTAACTGTGAATGGTCACTAATTGATGGATTTCAAGTAAACACATATGATCCTGCATTAAAGGATATTCAAGGTGTAATTGGTGGTGTAGTTACTAAGGATGATTGGACTGGTGACATACACAAATTCTGTAAATTACTAACCAATAAACTAATAACAAAATATAAAGTTGAATTTTGTTTTGATACTAAAATAACTCACCTTATTAAGGACCTAGCTGGTTATGATCGTATAGTAGTAGCAAATGGTGTAGGAAGTGTGGCTTTAGCTAACACTATTGGTGATTCTTTGGACATTTATCCAGTAAAAGGATATAGTATTACTATTAATGCAACTGATAAAAAATCAATTGCTGCATTACCAACAGTTAGTCTATTAGATGATCAAGCAAAAATAGTAACTGCTACTTTAGGTACACGATTACGAGTGGCAGGGACTGCAGAATTTACTGGTGAGAATTATGATATTCGGCGTGATAGGATTGAACCATTATTGAATTGGGTTCATGAGAATTTACCTAATATTGATACTAGTAATTATTCAAGCTGGGCATGTTTGCGCCCCATGACTGCAAATATGATGCCTATCGTTAGACAAAGTAAAAAGAATCCAAAAGTATTTTATCACACTGGGCATGGACATTTAGGATGGACATTAGCCCCATTTACAGCAAAACAATTATCGGAGTTAATATGATGTTTAATTGGTTCAACAACAGCAAATATCCAGAACATGTACCATATATTAATGGTACTACCCGCCAAATTGGAGGTGGATATTCAGTTGGCATTGATAATGATGGAGATACTGTATTAACTATTAATATTGAGGGTGGTGGGAGTGTTAGTGTAACAATGAATGAAGCTTCAGTACAAGGAATGATTAGGTTGCTTGAAGCAACTATTGAAGAATAATATGATTATTCCTGGGCGTAATAGTTTCTACCCGATCTCAGGATATATTGACACTAATATTAGCACAGATAATCAAATGAAATCTGACAAAATACATAATATTGTGGTACATACTTTCAAAGTAGGAGATGTTGAGGACCCAATATTATATGCGGCCCCTAATATTGCAGAATGGGAAGATAGTGAACAGGGGCAATGGATTATGATACATGCTGTTGAAAAACCAATTTGGCATAGACATACTGATCCGTCTCATTATTCATCATATATTTTTAATATTACAGCTAAACTTAATGAAAGTGATTATGTTTTGTGGTTATTAAAATGGAAATAGTATTGACCTTCCAACTGTTTTATGATATTATTAACAATAGGAATAAATTATGACAAAAAATAAGATTGATGATAAACAAACAGCAGCAATTGTAGTTGATGAACTTAAAGCTGCCTTAATAAACAATATTGAAGCTACTGATGACCCATTATTGGTAGATAGTATCAAAATTGTTCTTGCATATTGGATGTTGCCTGAAGAATATAATGAATTTATTGATTCATTGGACACGGATCAATATAAAACTTATGAACCTGATTATGAACCTGATGATGGACCTTTAACTGATGATCAGATGGCTCAGCTATACACTATTGCTCAGGCAGAGATACACCCTGTTCATTCAGAGAATAAGATTGATCGTTTTACCCTAGAACAGCAAATTCATTCAGCATGGGGTACAATAGATGATCTTAAAATGCTTACTAGTCATCTTACGAAACAGTTTAATAAACGCAGGGATGTTGATTCAGACATTGAGGCCATTGTTCGTATTGCTTCATTGCGATTTGAAACTTTGTGGGCTACATTTGAAGAACTAATTCATCAGCGTAAAATTATTTAATTTGGAGTTTACCCAATGTCTTGGATAGAAAATATTGCATTAACAGATGTTGCCAACGGATACCATCATGAAGCTGGTATTAACAGTATGTTGATTAGGATTTATGACCCATGTCCTACTTGGAAACCAGAGCCTAAATACAAATTTAAAGAAGTGCATGAATTTGAATTTTTGGATTTGGAAGATGCTGATCCTATCAAGGATGAGGCATTGAAGATAACTGATAAGCAAGCTGAAGAACTGGTAAAGTTATTACGACATGCTCTTGCCAATCATATGAATGTAGTAGTTCATTGTGTGGCAGGAATTTGCCGCAGTGGGGCAATAGCCGAAGTAGGTGTTATGATGGGATTCAATGATGCTGGTAAGTGGCGAAGTCCAAATCGTAGGGTAAAGCACAAAATGATGAATGTGCTTGAATTACCCTACAATGAGTCAGAATCTCATAATTGGCGTGCAGATTACAGGAAACTACTCCGAGAACAACCAGACAGTTGAACTCAATATAAATGAATGATAAACGGGCCTTTAAGGCCCGTTTTCTATGGTTAATCTTCTCCGTATAGCTTCAATACCTCCGCAACTACTGGATGCCGTTGAACATCTTTTCTAGCAAATTCAACACTAGCGATAGCATGACTTCTAGAAGCCGACAATTTTGCAATGAAGTCTCTCAACCCATTGTCTGTTGTAAACTTTCTATCCATCTGATTTAAGTCTCCGGTTACTACCATTTTAGACCCTTCGCTGAGGCGAGTAAGAACCATTTTCATTTGGTTAATTGTTGCATTTTGTGCTTCGTCAAAAATGATCCAGCTACGCTTAAAGTTTCTGCCTCTCATATATGCTAGGGGAGATATCTCTATTGTTTGTTCTTCTAGCATACGCACGACTTCTTTGGGGTTATAGTATTCGCCGACTACATCCATTATTGGCCTTGTCCACGGGGCCATTTTAGCATTTAAATCTCCTGGTAAAAATCCGTGTTGCTCATCATCAACCCCAACCGCGGGTCTTGTAATTATAATTTTATTTACTTTTCCTTCTTTGTAAGCCCTAATAGCAGCCATCACTGCCAACATAGTTTTACCAGTTCCAGCAGGACCTGTTGCAAATACTATTAGTTTTTTAGGGTCAGTCAATAAATCAATATACTCTTCTTGTTTCAAACTTTTTGGTAACAACACCACAGATTTCTTTTGTTGAACATAGTTATTGAAGCTGATGGTGTTGTTGGTTGGATCAACGTTATGGGCCATATGGGTAGCCCGGGTTTTACGTTTTGATGTCAAGTGCGTCTCCTATCGCGGTTGCTATTTTTGACTTGTGTGAACTATTCACAAAAGTATTTAAGGTGTTTGCTGTCGGGTTTTTACTAGCATATAAATTATATTTTTCAAAGATAAGTATAGTTTCTGCTTCTACTTTTGTATTATATATTTTATAAAGGCAAAGCTATTGCAAAAATAATAAATAACTATAACTGAGAGAAGATATGACAACTCATATTAAAGACATTGTTAGTAATATAAAAAACATCTATATGTCCGATAGTTCATTGGAAAGCCTAATGGACTTTGAACGGGTAATAGATGAACTAGACCTGTATGTGTTTGAAAACTGGAATAAGGGTGAACTAGTTGAAGGGCCAATCTATGAAAAGTATTTTGTAAAATGTACTTTTATGTGGCCGTACAAAATGATGCCCGATCCACGCGGTGGGGAAAGATTGCTTGATTATGACTGTGAAGTTAAGTATCGCAAGGATGTATTATTTTATCCAGTAAAAGTGAAGTCATATGATGATTTTAAACCTGGTACTAAAGTTCCTCGTATGGCAAAAAAACCAGTATGGCTTGTTGAAATCATTATGCCTAAACAACTAATGCAAGATATTAACCGTGGTAGCTTAGAACTTGAAGCTGATACAGTTAATGTTGAAGATATTGAAAGTGCATATGAAACAGGGGTAGATGATGATGTCTACAAAGCAGAAGATGAACAAATCCAAGGCATCGACCAAAATGAACAACAAATTGCGCCACCAGTCCCAGCTTAATGAAGGTTTAGAAGCCGGTGATCTTAAACGGTTAGTAAAACCTGTCGTTGTAATTGATGAATTCAAAAGTAAAATGGGATCCGATGAGGATATCCTAGTATTAAGTTTTGAAGTGCAAGGTAAGGAACCAGCACTTGATTTAGTCAACTTTGTGGAAAAGGGTTATGCTTGGGTGGCAGATGCCGATGTAAGTTCAGGTGAACTTGATAATGGTTCATACATGGTATTCATTGAAGCCGAGAGACAAGAAGGAATTCTTGATAACATCTATGAATTGTTTGACGATTTAGTGCAGTTGACTTCAATTGAAATTGATGAATGGACATTGGAATATTATAAACCATCACGCAGTGAACCTTTTAGTAAAGAATCACTTAATGATATAGTTCCTTCTACACCAGAAGAATATAGAAAGTTGAAACACAAATCAACTGAAGAAGTTGATCAACTTAAAACAGCGGCTGGGGTTAAAGTTAATACCAAAGCACCAAAAAATGATTACACTGAAAGCTTACGAGTAATGGCGGGGTTAAAATAACATGTGGATAGTGCAATGGCTCCCAGATAGTTGGGTATTATTTTTTACTTATTTGATATTATCTATAGGCATTGCTTCATATATAGGAAGTAAATTACTAGTATGGGTTCCACCCGTTTACAAATACAAATTGGTTGTTGAAATATTAGGTGTATTACTGTTTAGTAGTGGGGCATATTTGTATGGTGGTAGAGTGGTTGAACAAATATGGCAGGCTAGAGTTACTGAGTTGGAAGCTAAATTAAAAGTCGCCGAAAACAAAAGTGCAGAAGTAAATACGGTAATACAAACCAAAATAATTACAAAAATCAAAGTTATCAAGGAAACAGTATATGCAAATAAAGAAATTATCAAAGAGGTTGTTGGTAAACAGCTTGATGCTAAGTGTGAGTTGCCTGTTTCTACAGTCCTGCTCCACAATAGTTCCAGTCAAAATGAAGTTTCCAGAGGCGCCGGCAGTACTGATGGAAGCCCCTCCGATGTTAAAGCCAGTGACCTCCTCACAACAGTCGTTGAAAACTACGGAACCTGCTACGAAATCAGAGAAAAATTAATCGGTTGGCAAACTTGGTATACGGAACAAAAGAAGATTTTTGAAGAAGCACAAAAATAAATCAGGAAAGTATCAATTATGTTAGAAAAAGAACAATTAGCTCAGATTATTCCAGGAAATCCCTACTTAGATCATTGGTATTCTGCATTGACTCAATGCTTGCCAGATTATGATATCACTAGTCCACAAAGAATGGCCGCATTTTTAGCTCAATGCGCTCATGAAAGTGGTGGGTTTCGTGCATTAAAAGAAAACCTAAATTATCGGGCAGAAACTTTAAGGAAAGTATTTCCAAAGTATTTTCCTAATGATGCACTAGCACAACAATATGCTCACCATCAAGAGGCTATTGCTAATAAAGTATATGCCAATAGAATGGGCAATGGTGATGAAGCATCAGGAGATGGATTCCGTTATTGTGGCCGTGGGTTAGTTCAACTCACTGGTAAAAATAACTATCAATCATTTGCTGATAGCATTGAAACTGCAGTAGAAGATGTTCCTGAATTCCTAGCTACATTTGAAGGTGCGGTGCAGTCTGCTTGCTGGTTCTGGGAAACTAATAATTTAAATAGATGGGCAGATGTTGGTGACATTGAAAAAATGACCAAGATTATTAATGGCGGTGTCATTGGACTAGCTGATCGCATCAAGCATTACAATCATGCATTACATATATTAGGAGCATAAAATGTCAACAGCAATTAAACCATTATCGCGGAGTGAACGTGAAGCGCAAATTAAGGACAAAGCCGGTTGGCTTATCACTGTTCTTGCTGCTCTCTTGGCCGTTACTACTCTTATTGGTGGCAGCAATAGTAGTAAAGTGCTTAATAACACCCTAGCTATTAATGATACCTGGGGATTCTATCAAGCGAAAAGTATCAAACAAACTGCATATGAGTTAGCATCTGCCCAAGCAGCAGATAGTGGTAATGTAAAGAATGCAGAAAAATATGCTGCTAAAGCTGCTAGTTATGAAAGTGATACCGTTACTGGTGAAGGTAAAAAAGAGTTAATGCTAAAAGCTAGGACACTAGAAGCTGAGAGAACCTCTGCAAAACAGCGTAGTCCATTTTATACATATGCAGGTAGCTTGTTTCAAATCGCTATTGTATTATTAACTGCAAGTATTTTAGCAGTCTCAATGTCATTGTTTTGGGGCAGCATGGTAGTCGGTGCAATTGGTGCTATGGTTATGGCGCAGGCCATTTGGCTAGTGTTACCAATTACATTATAATCGGGGAATATCATGGCAGAAAAGAAAAAAGAAGATTGGATGAATTCAAAGTGGCGTCCAACTATGGGATGGATGTATATGGGAATATGTACATTTGATTTCATGCTTGCACCTGTCTTATGGACTATGGTTCAAGCATTATTTCATGGTGGAATTACTTCACAATGGCAACCATTAACACTACAAGGTGCCGGACTATTTCATCTTGCGATGGGCGCAGTGTTAGGCATTGCTGCACACGGTAGAACACAAGAGAAACTAAATGGTGCTGAAACAGGTGGTATAGGAAGTTTTGGTCCAGGAGCAGGTACAACTTATGTTCCTCCAGGCCAAGGCTCAGTTACAGTAAATAATAGTAATCAACCAATGAACAGTGGTGGATTTGGAGGAAGTAATGGCAATTTCGGTTCATCAGGTGGAGCTCCATCATTTGGCGCTCCTCAAACAGGCGGATTCGGGTCACCCAGTGGTTTTGGTTCATCAGCACCAGCAAGTAGTTTTGGTTCCCCCTCTTCAGCAGCCCCACAAGTAATAACTGGGTTCGGTGGAAAACCAGGTCCTGCTCCAATACAGGATCCAATTTTATAAGGAAAAACATGAAAAATTTATTTTGGTCAATATGTATAATTGCTGGCATCACTGCATTATCATTAAATAATCCAGTATATGCCGAAGCAGAAGTTAAAGAAGTCTGCCGTGATAAGGTAGATAAAGCAGGAGTACCAGTTAAAAATAAAGACGGTACTGTCAAACAAGATTGTAAGAAAATCAAAGTGCATAAAAAATTAGAAGGCACGAAAGTTCCAGAAAAGAAATAAAAACACTTGACAAACTCAAAAGGTATAGTATAATACTACTATACCTTTTCTCCTATCAAAGATAAAAACTATGAAAGATTACTTCAATATTTTAGGCGTGGACGAATCTGCATCACCAGATGAGATTAAAAAAGCCTACAAAAAATTAGCAATGCAACACCACCCAGATCGTGGTGGTGAACAAACTAAATTCCAAGAAATTCAGGAAGCTTATGCAACATTAAGTGATCCAGAAAAACGAGCCCAATGGGTACATGGTAATCAACAACATCATCACGGTGGGCATCCAGGATTCCAATTCAACTTCGGACAAGGAATGGATTTCGGTGATATTCTGCGGGGATTCCAAAATGGTGATCCATTCGGACAATTCCGTCAACCAGCAAAAAACCGAGATTTGCGTGTAATGATGGAAGTCTCATTAGAGTCTACATTAGAAAATCAAGCACAACATATCAATGTTCAACAAGGCAACGGTACCAGAACAGTAACAGTAGATGTCCCACGCGGTGTCATGACTGGTATGCAAATGCGATGCCCAGGGCATGGTGATCATTCTAATACTTCTCTACCACCTGGAGATTTGTATGTTGAATTCCGTGTTCGTCAACATCCAAACTTCCAAACTGCAGGAACAGACTTACTACAGACAGCTACTATCAATTGTATTGATGCAATCATCGGCACAAAGCATACGGTAGTAGGACTTGATGGTAAAAACTTTGAAATCGTTATACCTTCAGGTACTCAACAAAGTACCAAATTTAGAATTCAAGGACAAGGATTATGGGTAATTAATCAAGCAGTACGAGGGGATCTATATATAGAGATAGCAATAACAGTTCCACAAACTATATCCGCAACTCAGCTTCAACAACTACAACAACTGGTAAAATAATACATGGCAACACAATCTAATACTGAAATTGAAACTATTATTTTAAATTCTAGCAACTCAGCCAAGAAATTTAAGCATGAATATGTAACTCTTGAACATCTTGCATTGGCTATTGCACAGTATGCTCCGTTCAAAGAGATTACACTAAAATATGGTGCCGATATTGATGGGCTAGTAACTGATTTGAGTCAGTATCTGAAGGACCAAACTTATTTGATTTCAACTACTAATTCTGCTCCACGGAAAACACAAAGTTTAGAACGAGTATTTAATCGTGCATTAACTCAAGTTCTTTTTGGTGGCCGAGGACAAATTAAAGTAGTTGATTTACTTCTTAGCATCCTAACTGAAACAAATAGCTATGCTGCATACTTCTTTATGAAATATGGATTTGATAGGGCAACCGTCGTTACGATGTATCATCAACATTATGCCGAATCTGGCGGTAACAATTCTGCAATGAATGTACAAGCAGATGAAATTCTTGCTGAATATTGCACCAATCTAAATGAAATGGCTAAGGCTGGTGAAATTGATCCAATCATTGGGCGTGATGCTGAACTAACTGAAATGGCTCAGGTACTTGCTAAGCGTAACAAGGCCAATGTGTTACTAGTAGGTGATCCTGGTGTCGGTAAAACAGTTCTGGCTGAAGGACTAGCTCGTAATATCGTTAACGGAGATGTACCAGAATATCTCAAGGACTATGTAGTCTATAATCTTGACATTGGATCACTATTGGCAGGATCTAAGTATCGCGGTGAGTTTGAAGAAAAGCTAAAAGATGTACTCAAGGCACTAAACCTTAAAGGCAAGACCATTCTATTCATTGATGAAGCTCATCAAATGCGTGGCGCTGGCAGCGGTTCAGCAAGTTCAGTTGACTTTAGCAATATGATTAAACCAGCATTGACCCGTGGTAAGATCAAAGTAATTGCTAGTACTACTTGGGAAGAATATAGTCAAAGCTTTGAAAAAGACCGTGGACTTATGCGTAGGTTCTATCGTCTAACTGTAGATGAACCTACTTCAGTAGCAGCAAAAGAAATCTTGCGTGGTATCAAAAAACATTTTGAGAAATTCCACGGTGGTATTATAAGTGACGAAGCAATTGATGCCGCAGTTGACTACAGTGTACGCTATCAAACTGATAAGAAACTACCTGACAAGGCGATTGACTTAATTGATACTGCTTGTGCTAAGCAAAAGATCATTCCTGAAAATATGGGAACATTTGTTATCAATAAAAGCCATATCGTAGAGGCTATCAGCAAGGTCACTAAGATTCCAGCAGATCAAATTGGGGCTGATGCACCAAACAGTTTGGTTAATCTTGAAGCTAATATTCGGCAAGGCCTGTATGGACAGGACTCTGTAATCAATGATGTACTAGAGAAGATTTATGTCGCTAAGGCTGGCATCAAGACTCTAAATCGTCCTATTGGTAGTTTCTTGTTTTTAGGACCAACTGGAACTGGAAAAACTCAACTAGCAAAACTATTATCAGAAAACCTTAGCATGAAAATGATCAGGTTTGATATGAGTGAATACCAAGAGAAACACAGTGTAGCTAAACTCATTGGTGCTCCTCCAGGGTATGTTGGTTATGATGATGCTAATCTAGGTGGTGGATTACTGATTAGTGCATTGGAAAAGAATCCCAATGCCATTGTATTGTTTGATGAAATTGAAAAGGCACATCCTGATGTGTCCAATATCTTGTTACAATTCATGGACGAAGGATTTGTTACTGCTAGTAATGGTAAGCGAGCCGATGCCAGGAATTCTATCCTGGTAATGACTAGTAATCTTGGTGCGGCTGACAATGAACGCAATCAAATTGGATTCGGACAAGAATTGCAGCGTACTGGAGAAGATGACAAAGCGGTAAAGGACTTCTTCAAGCCTGAATTCCGAAATCGTATTGATGCTATTTGTAAATTCGATCATCTGGATCGCATCAGCATGAAGAAAATTGTTGCAAAGTTCATAGTTGAGATCAATGATCTATTAGCCGAGAAGCAACTTAAAATTCGCCTAAGTGAAGCAGCAGTTGATCATTTGTTAGTTAAGGGATTTGATCATAAAATGGGTGCAAGGCCACTAGCCAGAGCTATTAATGATCTTATTAAAGTTCCAGTTAGTAAGAAAATCTTGTTTGAAGGGCTACCCAATGGTTCTGTTGTTAATATTGATTGTGTTGATGAGAAATTGACCTTTGATACTATCACTTACAACTTAGCATTACCATTAGATACAACATTACCATTGGTGGATGAGCATGGCTTTATACGATTGGACTAAGTTCAATCCAGGAGTAAAACTGGTTTCTACAAAGAAGAAATTCTTTAACCAGTTTTATTACTCATTGAAATATCATGTACCAAAATGCAGAATTATTTGTTATTGGTCGGAAACTGATGCTGATACGCTACGCGAGAGAGTAGCATGGGCTAATGACAGCAACAAATATTTTTATCGTAGCTATACCACACAACATGCTAACTATGCTCAATTAATAGATTTTGCAAAGTTACACAGAGACAAAAACCTTGGGGTTAAATTCAGACTTGAGGGCAATTTTTTTACTATATATGCTAAGACCGAATCTGAATTATATGAAGTAGCTAATAATCAGTTACAAGAATGGGGCAATGATATCCTTCAAGTAACTAGATTAGAAGATAATTCAGACGCAGTAGTATTAGATGACGGTAACATTTTAGTAAAGAAATCAAATGGATATGAATGGAAAGTTTTAATTAAAGAAGGATTCTACAACTACCATGACAAAAATTCAGTTGCCAATTACTTAATTAGTCTTGGTGACCAGATAAAAATCTCAGCAAATTTATTACACCGACTACGATCCTCGAGTAAATACCAACGAGGCGGATATTTTTATACTACTGATCCACGAATAGCGGACATGATTAAATTAATATCTCCAGGCCTAATAGGTACAATACACAAATTAGTTATTACACAACATCAACAAAGTTAAATCAATGGAAAACACTACACCTAATATTATCACAGCAATGCCAGAAAAACCTGAAATTTCATTACCAGGTAAAGATGCCACTTCAGTAGTTCAGCAAATTACAGATATAATGAAACAAAATAGTGCG